CTGCTTGAGACCGTACAGGAAGTTGTTGAGAGAGAGCTGCATTCGACTGCTCCTATCGGGCTTGATGACCCTAGGCAACACCTGCCCGTCGATGTTGCCGGGAGTTGGGGCTAGTTGACCGACACGTTCGGTCGTTGGTAAATATGCTTGCGGAAGAACTTGATCGGGGCGTCAGTCGGTGCTTCGGGGTTGCCGAAGTAACCGAGACGTTTCGGGGCTGCCATTGCATCGACGCGATAGCTGTTCGGGAGGCAGGAGTTCTCGTAGTAATTCCAGTCTGCTCCCGGGGCTCCTTCCACGTCCTTCTCCGCAACGGCTAGGCACGCAGCTTTCACCGTCTCATCGTGTGCAAACGGCAGAGGCGGCACTTCATCCAAATCCACGAGCCGATCAAAGTGCAGGTGGTACGGGAACTCCACCGTCATCACTTCATCCGGCTTGGGGTACGCCATCATTTCCCAGCGTCGCCGCCGAGATACGCTCGTAGCCATCGGCCGGATAGCCAGCAGATAAGGGTCGCCGGTTTCATCGGTGATATTCTCCCGCCACTTGCGAATCACCGACTCGTCAGACCACTGGAGACTTACGCCCTGGTTGGTGTCAGCGGTGTACGTTGGCACGCCGATGACCTGGCCGCCAAACGACCGGGGCAACGTGTAATTGCCATCGGCCGTAATACTCCAAGTTACACCCGCTGTTCCGGCCCCCGTCGCGTCGCCCCTCACTTTCACTTTCTTCGCATTCACGTAGTCCGTGACCGTGAAGGTATCCACGCCTGTCAACACGAGGGACTTCTCCTCCATCGACTCGTAGAACGAATCATCAGAGGTTTGTAACGTGGTCTTATCCGTCGCCGGGTCGTATCCAAGCGACGTAACCTTGTTGTCCGAGTCCGTCCCGATGGTGCCCCAGATCACAACCGACGCCGTGGGCCGCGTAAATCGCCAACCATTGGGAGCCGGAGCGTCATTCAGCACCATGCGGATTGCGTTGTTGACGTGCCGCTTACACTCGGCCAAATCATGGGCATCCACCGGCACCTGAACCTCCTCCGTACCATCCTCGCCGTAATCGGCCACGCCGATTCGTCGAGCGACTTCAATGATGAGGTCCTGGAACGTTAGAACACTGGTGGGTTCGCTGCTCATGTTAGCCCCGCGTAAACGAGAAAGGCCCCTGCCCCCAACGGCGGACGGAGCAGGGGCACTTATTCATCAGTCAGAGCCGCCGCTCCGACGTGGGATCAGGAGCGTTCCTGGAAGGCGAAACGCACCCGACGGACGTCGAGTTGTTCGGCCGCATCGCCGCCGGTCTTGATGCCCACGACCACGCACAGATCGTGCGACTGATCGACGGTGCTGTCCACCGTGTCCTCGGCGACCTTGACGCCGTCCACGTAATACTGGAGCTTGTCGCGACCATCGAAACGGATGCCGAGCTTGTGCTCCGCGTCGTCCGTCAGGGAAGCCCGGTCGTCCGAGTCGAGGGCGGTCGAGTTGGTCACGTCCGTCGCCGGATTCGCAGCAGTACCGTCGTCCTTCTTGACGATCAGATCGTAGGCGTCCGCGTCGCCGTTGTCGCGGATGAAGCCGAGGACCGACTCATCGACGACATCGTTGGCAGCGGCATCGTCCGCCACGACATCGCGGGCAGTCGTGGTCGTGCCGTCCACGGCATCCGCTTCCGCCAGACCGATGAAGACACCGTAGTCCTCGCTGATGTCCGGCTGAGCGATAATGGCCTCGAACCAGAGCTTCTGCCCCGAGTTCTTGACCACGCGGCCGAACGGCTGCGAGTATAGGGCGGCGGCGTCGTTGTCGTCACCGTCCGTCTCAATGCGGAGAGCACCGCCACGGGTGTCGGCGACTTGCGTAAGCACGGTGTCCGTGTCAGCGTCGATCTTCAGGGCACCGTTGCCGAACGAAACCATGTTCACGTCAAGAGCAGCAGCAAGCGTGCCGGTTGGGACGCCTTGGAACTGCACATCGGCGTAAAAACCGAGGCCCAGATCGTTGAGCAGAGTTTTCGGGCAGTCTGCCCAAATACTCGGACTCGGCTGGCCAGTCTGACCAGCCCTGGAAAAATTAACTTCGGCAGGCATGATGATTCTCCTTGAATCAGGGTTCCTCGTGAGTTACCGCCTCACGAGGGGCCCCGGGGAGTTACCGCCTCCCCGGAGCCATATCAATTACCGGCTATTAGGAGCCGGGGATCGGCTTGTGGAGCACGAAGCCCGCCGTCCGGCGGTTCGTGACGAGGTTCTGGTGGCTGCCGTCGAGGAAGACGGTGAAGGTCGTGTGCTGGCCACGATCCACCATCGGCTCGCCCTCCTCCATCCAGTACCCATCCTGCACAACCGGCTGGAACTTACTCCAGTCGATGCAGTAGATCGGGTCCGGGGAGAACTCGTTACTGCCGCCGTCCGTGACGGTCACGCCGTCGAGTTGCGGGATATACACAACCGGCATACGGTTGAAATGAACCGTGCCGTCGTAGTTGTGCAGCATCTTGCCTGCGAGGTCCTTGGGACCGTTCGCGTCGTCTCGCTTGTCGCCCAGGTCCTCAAGCTCCGTCACGATGTCATCGTTGGCATAGAGCTTGATGAGGCTGCCCGCACCGTCATCACCCGGCGTGGGGACCTTCGGAGCGGGGCGGAAGCGAGTGCGTCGCACTGCTGAGCGGAGTTTGCGAAGCAGACCGTTGTCCACCTTGTTGTAGATGTCGGCGTAGCTCCGCCACTTCGACTCGGTGCTGGCGTCGATGCCCGCACAAATCGTGCCGGTCGTACCCCCCTGGTAACGGATCGTCTTCCCGTGGAAGCCACCCGTGGTGCTGCCGTTGTCCAGATAAGGGATGTAGTACGGCACGCCGTAGGGGTACAGCTTGTCCGTCGCCGAAGTCGGCGTGAGCCAGCCACGCTCCTCGATCAGTTCGGCCAAATCCCACATCCGCTCAGCCCGACGCGACTCCATCAGGTTGATGAAGCCCTTCGTGCTGTTCTTGTTCCGTAGGATTTCCAGCACGTCCCACGAGTAGTCCGTACCGATCTGCGTCCAGGGAACGTTGATCTCGTGCTGGTTCTGATCGACGACCGGCTGGTCCGTATCGTACAAACGACGGTACTTGGCCCGGCCGTTACGGTCGAGGATCACGTTCCGCTGAATGCTCGTCCCGCCGTCGATCTGACGCCGGTGTTCCTGGTAGATTCGGCAGAACTCGTAGTTCTGACTGTCCCACATGATCTCAAACTGACCTTTGGGCAGGTCCTTGAGAGTTGTGGAGATTAGATCAGCAAGGGCAGAATTGTCAACGCCCATGATAGGCTCCTTGTTAGCTGCGGCGTATCAGGCCGGGTTCAGGCAGAAAAGGCTTTCTTCAACCGCTGGGCCGTTCGGGTTTCCAGGTCTTCGCGACTCTGGGGCTGACCCTTGGGTGTCACACCCTCACTCCCGCGATTCGACGGGCGGGTGGTGATGCCACGGTTGCGTTGCTTTGCTGTCTTTTTGATACCCTTCCTGACAGCCTGTTTTTGGAACTCCGTAGAGACCGTATCGTGAGCCAGTTCCAGTGCTTCACGAGTCGAGAGCTTTCGCCCCTGCAACTCCGCACCGGCAATCAGAGCATCGGCGGTCTCCAGCACCTTGTTGCGACGTTCCCACTGCTCCTCCGCGAGCGGCTCGTCGCTGTTACTGTCACCGTACAAGTCTCTGTACGGTTCGAGAGAGTCATCCCCGAAGAAACTCTCGATCTCACGGACGAGTGCATGCTGCTCATTCTGCTGAGACTGCTGCACTCCCTGCTCCAACTGGGGCAGAATTGAGTTGATGGCCTGAATGGTTGCGTTGACGGGGGCGACGATCTGGTCGATCAATTCATCCTCGCCATACTTCTCCTTCAGGGCATCCGCGTCCACCGGTTTCAGAGAACTGGGCACTTGGCCGTTCTGCTGCGAACCGGTCTGACTCTGGGCGTTCTGATCGCCTGGCGAAGCATTCGGATCGCTTTGCAAAGCGTTGGGGTCGCCCTGTTGCTGGGACTGTTCACGAGCCTTTCGGCCTGCATCAGCCCACTTCTGCAACTCGGCATTACGGTTGGAGTGAATCTTCTGGGCCGTATCGAGGAACTTGTCCCCGAGGGCTTCGAGATTCTGGTCGATCTCATCGTCCGACCAACCGTATGCCTTCAAGGAACGCCGGTAAGGATCAGGAAGGGTAGGGGCGTCGGGACTCTGCTCGGAGTCGTCGGCCGCTGCTTCCTCGGCTTTCTCATTTTCTTCAGATTCGTCAGGGGTCTCGGCTTCTTCGCCGGATTCACCCGGGGTCTCAGAATCGCCTTCTTCGGATTCGTCGGGGGTCCTACCCGGCTCGCCCGGCGTTTCGCCAGACTCGTCCGGGGTCTCCTCCGGGCCATCATCCGGGGCTTCATCGCCGAGGGCTTGGGCCAGTCGAGAACCAATCTTGGTCTCCAGAGCGTCGTAATCGACGGTCTGCTCCGGCTGCTGGTTGGTCTCTTGCGACTCGGGCGTCGCTGTAACCTCGGCGTCTTCAGTCTGTTGGGGGCTTGTGCTTGGCGAAGTCATCATGGGATTCTCCCAGGCCGTTGCCGCATAATGCGGGGTAAGGGCCGATTCTTTAGTGAATTATACCATCTGTACGAGATTTGTCAAGTATTTTTCAGTTCTTCTCCTCGAATCCGGCAGCATCCAGGGCCGCGAGCTTCTGCTGACGATTCCGAGCGACAGGCACGCCGAACAGCGGGTCGTTCGGATCATCCGACACATCCACATCCGGGCAGTCTCGTTTAAACGCCTGGATTTCCCCCGGGTCTTCCATCGCGATACTATACATCTCGATAGGGGTGCGGAATCCAGCAGCAGTGTGGTTGCCCGCTCCCTCGGCAGGAAAATCACGCCGCATCACCGTGCCACATCGGCACAGCGGATGGGTGCGGGCCTCGCTCATCTGGGCGAACTTCGTATCAGATCGCCCACATTTCGGACAGGTGTAGCAGTACAAAGGCACGGGTCACTCCTTCGGTTAAGACTTAGGAAACGCCTTGTTCATCTTGTCCTTGATCTTCTTCTCACGCTTCTTCTGCTTCTTACGCTTCTTTTTGTCGTAGTCGCGGGTGACAGGCTCCTCGTTCTTACCCCGCTGAGAATTGTAAATCCTCGCGGCCTTCTCTTTAGCCCCGGCTTCAGTCATGCCCTGCTGCATGAACTTATCCCGCATCTCCTCATACTGCTCGGGCATTAGTAGCCTCCTCGCTTGAGATCAGACTGAGCCCGGGCCGTGTCTCCGCCTTGTGAATCCTGCCGATCCTGGGTATCCGGGCTAACAGTCTTACCAACTTGACCGGGCTGACCATTTTGGAGCAATGCTGCCAGCGGATTTGTTTGAGCACCGCCGCCACCTGCTGGATTGGGTTGTTTTAGTTTACCCTGGGATTGGCCCGGGTCCGGCCCGGCCATCATACGCATCATCATAGTCTGCTGGAACTCGGGATCGTAGAAAACCTCGTCCATCCAGTCAATGCCCCGGTCCTTGGCCATCTTGATGATGAACTTCTGAGCAGAGAAAGGAATGCCCAACATAACGGCCGCCTGGGCAGCCTGCATCGCCGCAGGCATGATCTTCACTGCAAAGTCCATCGCTTCCCGGAATCGAGACTCTGAGTCTTTCCTCCCCATCGACTCCGGCTCAACCTCAAACGTGAAGTCTAGGAAGTCGCCTCGCCGGGCCTCCGGTGTCAGATACACCTGTACTTCCTTGGTCATCGGCGGGGAAACCATCTGAGGCTGGCCGTTGGCATCTGGCTGAATATCCGCAGGCATGTTCACGCGACGGATCAGCGGCACTTCAATCAGCGGATCGGTATGAAAATACCACGCCCGTTTCCGAGCTTCACCGGCCGCCAACTGGTACACCAGGTCTTTCATGTCCTCCAGACCGATGCTGGCATTCCGAGCCAGGAGCTTCGCCTCGGTCGCCGAGTCGGCATCGAAGCGTTCGCCCCCCATTTGCTGCGGATTGGCCGCCAGCATATTGAACCAGTTTTGCAGGTGGGCGAGGTGGATTTCGTTCGACTGCTGCTGACCACCGAATGACTGAACTCGAACACCCTCGGGATCATCGGTAGCTACTGCCTCACCGTCCCCGGCATCCAGCATTTCCTGAGCGTCATCAGCAGAGGCTCGGCGATAAGTTACGATGTCCTTCTGCCGCTCGGCCTGGTTGATGATCTTCTTGGCCATGCGATTGCCGACCGTGTGCAAATCATTCCACACGCCGACCATCGGTACCGGCAGCGGATTGCCGGGGACCGGGGGCGTTAGAGCCAGAAGCGTGTACGGCCCCTCGTCCGGGCCGTAGTAGTCATCCACCCGCAGATAGTCGTCGAAGCTAACGTGTCGGGAACCGGGCACAGTGATGATGGCATTCGCCGAAGGAACCCAAAGCTCAACAATCTCAACCTCATCCTGAAGGTCGTAGTCGTCGTTGTCTTTGATGTTCTTCATCGACAGCTTCGAGGCATTTCCGCCCTTGTTCGGCTTCTGCCCGGCCCGGGGAAGTTGCTCAATCAACTCATTGTTATACAGGCCGCTTTCCAGCAGTCGCTCACGCGGAATGCAGATACGGTCCCCCATCCACGCTGCATCGCGGAACATGTGGTCCCGGGAGGCCGGATCGACGACAAAATTATCGAAATCCACAGCTTCCGTGTATACTTCGCCCGGGTCGATCTGGTCGTAGTCGTCGAATGTGTAAACGCTGTCGCTTTCCGCAATTCCAGTCTTCGTCACACCGAGCGTGAAAATGGCATCAACGATTACCCGACGATATACGTCGCGGATTTTGGTTCGCTTATCGTGCCATGACAGGGCCAGACCCAGAAGCTCCCCGTACTCCCGTGACGTGAGATAATCGCTCGTCACCTTATGCCTCGGGAAGTTCATCACCATGTTCGGCACGAGAGTACGGACGGCGTTGAAGATCATGTTCAGAGCTTCAGTGCCAATTTCGCCTTGATCCTTGTCGTAATACTGGCCGACGTAATTACGCAGGAACATCAAGCGTGCATTGCGAAAGTTCTTGAAGCGGTCAAACCCGCGATGCACGGATTCCTGGACCTTTTTCGGGGAAACATCAGCAGGCATAGTCACACGCTCCTAGCAGTGCGGAAATCGAACCGGGTCTTGTTTGCCGCTTGCTTCTTTTTTCGTCTCCACCGATCCATGCGGCCTTTGAAAGATCGGTGGGGGGCCGCAGGCAGGGTATTTTTCTTCCTCGGGGCTTCCTCAGCCCCGACCAAGCACAGCATATCCGCGATCACACGGTCGCCATGTGTCTTACGTGCTGATGCCGACTCCTCCACTAATTCCGCTGGGCCAATACCGCCACCATCGTAATGCACGTAGGTCAGAGCTTCGTCAAGAGCTTCTTCGCTGTGGTTGATAAACCCGCCGTGAGCATACGCCCGGCGAAGCAGCCCCAGGGCCGACGCTTTTTCCTCCGGCGAGGATCGCCAGCCGTACCGCTTGCCCCGCTTCTCCGCGACTGTACCGGTCTTTCGGCTGAAATAGATGTTGGGCACCTGGAAGATTCTCACGATCAACCGCCCGAAATCAAATCCGGGGTCGCCGTTGTTCTCCCAAATGAGCATCGGGCGGCTTCGGCCGCCACACCAAACCCATGCAGCAGCGGCGAGCCGAGCCAAGGCATACGGCGGCGTATTTGCATCGGCAAACTCGGCAATCTTCTCACGGGTCTCGTTGCACATGATCGACATGACCGAGTTCGACGCCCCCTGTCCCTTCGAGATGTCTACGCCGATAGTATACGTCTTGCTCTGGTCGGGGCGACCTCGGTGAAGCGGCGTCCAGATACGCCACGGTCCATCAGGAGTATAGCGGAGTTTGTCCAATTCTTTCCGAGCAACAGCATCAGGAATAGCATCGTCGGACAACTTCTTCAGGAAGTTGATAGACATAGTTCGCACCGGCGGCTTTGCGAACAGCTTCTTATGTTCCTCGATGATCGTGCCCTCGAAGAACGTGTCGCCGGACCCCACATGGTCCATGTCAATCTCGATAGCAACTTCCTTGGGCGACCGAGCCTCGCATTCTGCGTCGTACCAAGGACTACGAATCCGATAACGGCCGAGGTCGTCTTCGGCGACGTAGCGGTCGCGGCCCTTCTCCGGATGTTCCCACCAGGGCAAGATAAACACCGGAATCGTGCCCGACATTCGCCACTTCGAGTAAGCCGTGCCCGCACCGTTAGGCGTCGAGCAAGGTAAACGGCAGGCCGTGACGTCGCGAGTGGACCGCTTGATCGACTCGCCCTCCCGCATCTTCGCCATCTCGTCGAGGAAGATCGACGTCCGGCGGTCAGAACTACCGGCAGTCGCATTCGCCGATTCGCCGTCGATTCGGGACTTGTTATCAAGGTTGACCAAGTGCATCTTCTTCCGGGTGATCCGGGGCAGCATCCATTCTGGAAGCCGGTTGAAGATATAGTCGAGTTTACCAAACAGTGTGCCGGGGTCGGCAAGCGAGCCGTAGGGGTATATACGCGGAAAGCCGTCCAGCCCATCCACCGCGTCTTCCTTACGAGAGATCATCAAATGGCTCTCGGAGTCGCGGAATAAAAAGCGATGGGCGTAGACGGCGATGTGATCCCACGTCGCCCCCATATCACGGCTCTTGTCGGTCAACAACGACTCACCGTTGTTGATGCACTCCTCGATCCGTTTCAGATGTCTGTCCTGGATCGGCCACGTCACCATCGGTACGTGGGCATGTTCAGCCTGCTTCACTGCTCCCGTGTCAGCGTCCGGCTCGAAGATTCGGAGCGTGAACACGAACGCATTAACGAAGAACAACAGCGATTGCGAGCAGGCTGTGTACAGGTCCACCCGCAGTGACTCATCCTCCTCAGCCGCAGCCATCACATCCGACCGCCACTTGAGGTTGGCTGTCGGGTCTTTAGGCACTTTGATCCCACTCGCCGGGTCTTCCCAGAACGCGGGAAAACTCGGAAAGTTGGTATCCAATGTAGGCTTGATGGAGAACTCGTTGGGCATTAGGCTTCAGGGACGTAGACTCCGCTCAAGTGGTTCCACGCAGCGGAGATTGCAGTCTTAATCGCGTCGTCACCGAAGTCCGATTGGGATGACGCACCGGCAACAGCGTCCGCGTTGTCCGCCACGACCACGAATGCGATTCGCTGCGACTCCGCAAGCTGGTTGGCCAGAAGTGTGAGAGCATACTTCGCCCGGTCATTGTGGTTTGCCGTCGTATTGGCTTCCGCAAGCACATCAGTTGCAACATCCAGGGCAATCAGCCGCACCCGCTTCTGAAAATCGGTGTCGTTGGCGATACGGAATGCTTGCGTCGATGTCGGTTCAGCCATCAGAATCTTCCTTCCTGGGTCGCTTCGGCGGCCCCTGTTGTTTCAGGTTGGTCGCACTTGTCCCAACCGCTTCTTCCGCGAGATTGTTTAGCCGTCCGGCCGCAAGTTCCCGCACTCGGTCGGCCGCCTTGATACGATCCTCGTCTTCGGGAACCGCCTGCGGCGTCTTACCCTCCATCCGGTCGTAGAGCAACTGGATCGCCCACGACTCCGGCTTGTGAAACACTTGCTTTGGATTACCCTCGTCGTCTTCGGTTTGTTCCGTCGAACCAAGAGCCTTCTGCCATAGCAAACGAGCCAGGGCCTCACCCTTCGTGATTACACCGTCTGCTTCGCTCCAGTCGTGGGCTTCCGCCGCCAACTGGCGAACGTGATTAGTGAGTTCACGGGAATTGTATTTCTTTGGACGGCCCATAGTCTACTCACTGACCGAGATCATTCTCACGCCAGCCCGGCTTGTTTGTCGTGGCATCGCCGCCCTTGCGGATGACGCCGTTGAAGCGAACATCGACGACACCGGCCGGAGCGGTCACGTAGGCTTTTTGACCCACGGCTCCCGCGTGGCACACATCGTCCTTCTGGATACCGTCATTCGCTGCAAAAGTGCCGCGAAGCACATCTTCACCGGCCCCACGAGTCGCGTCGTCGCCGATGACGACATAACAGTCGCCGCCTACCGCCGTGACAAGTTCGATACTGGTAATCTCGATATACTCGTCACTCGCTAGCGTATGGGCGGTAGTCGAACCGAGCTTGTAGATCGGGATTTCGACACCGCTCGACGCATCAGCCGAGTGGAGAATGCCGAGGATCGGCTCGCCTGGTTTGTGTCCCATCAGACACTCCTCTGTTTAGGGGTTATGAATAAACTCATCGATGCTTCCGATACTGTCTTCAGGCCAGTCGCGGATCAATCCCGATAGGGACCCATCGACAAACCGATCCGGCAATGCCCACACACTCTTAGTCGCGTAGCTGACATCCTCCGCACGTAAGCGGTGCCCTTCAGGATTGCAAACAGCGAGAACAATCCGACCATTCACGCCACGTTGCCGCAGATACGGAATCAGGGCACGGACAGCAAGCGGCGGGCCGTCATCGGGGAAGACAAACCACTCGTCACCTATCGACTCGCCGTGGACCATGACAAGGAAGTAGTCGTCGTACCGAGTCTCGACCTCAACCTGCCACTCATCAATCCACGGACGAAGCTCCTCGCTGCCACATGCCCACTGATCTCGTACCGTCCACTCCGGCCCCAGCATCGGTGGCCGCGACGTCGTGACGGCTGTGCAAGCCGCGACAGCAATCAGGCACAGGAAAATTAGTGGGTGGAGCTTGGCCACGATACTTCCTGCCATAAAAGCCAGGGAGCCGCCCGGCGAGACCCGGACAACCGGGCGGCTACAACCTGACTTTAGATCAATCCTCGAAGACCACGACCTCTCTGATCGCGGATCGCACGAGGGCAAAGCGTTCGTTGTTCCGGTCCTGGCAATCCTGGTCCCCGTTGCAAACCCACGGTTCGACGACCACTTTCTTCTTCGTGACCTTGTACACCCGGCCGTACAACGTGCAACAGACCAACCGCGTCGAGCCCTGGGTATGATCGAGGAACTTGATCCGAACCTCGTCGCCTTTCTTCAACTTCAGCTTCATCGAATCTCCCTACGCAAATAAATAGAGCGAAACGGTGGCGTCGCCCTGTGCATCGGCCGCGTTCCGTTGAACACGAATCTGGTCCACGTCGTCATAGTCGGTGCCGTCCACCAGGTCGGAACCGTCGATGCTCTCGGTGTCGTCGCCCCCAGCCTTCCCGGGCAGCGGCGTGAGCACGTTCGCCTTCACTTCCAAGAGAATATACTCAGGTGTCGCGTTGTCGGTTTGAAGCTCCACAAACACGTCCTGATCGCTCTTGATGAAGCCGTGCGTGAACGTGTCGAGCCCGCCGTCTCCAGTCGCCCAGAGCACGTCTTCGCCGTAGTCATCGGCGATGGTTTTGCCTTCGACGGTATACTGTTGACCGGATGACAACGAAATGGATTGGCTGGTCAAGGTGCTGCCTTCGACCTCGCGGCCATCGACGATTAGGGCTTGTCGGATTTTGAGCGTGACTGCCATTCAGGTCTCCTTAGAACACACCGCCACCGATGACTCGCCGGAACATTCCAACACCCTCTTGAGCAAGACCGGCGATTTCATCGGCCGTCAAGGCTCCGTCCCACCACTCAGCGAACTTGAAGTTGCCGTCAAGCGGGGCCGTGGAGCCGTTGGGGAAGATGCCGAGGAACAGATGATCGGCGGGGGTGAAGTCATCAACAAGGCCGTGGGAGGCAGTCCTGTCATGTTCTCCGTCAACGTAGTACCGAATCTCGCCGTTCGACCGATCAACGACAACGACGACTTCGTGATCTACGCCGTCGGCAATGGCAGTATTTGAAACGATACTGCTCGCAATGGGGCCGTTACCGTTGACATCCTTACAATAAGTCCCGAAATGCCCGGCCGCATCTCGAAAGTTGATATCAATGCCATTGCCACTTCGACACGCAAAAATACGCGGCCCACTGGTATCAGAGGTATTGATGAGAAAGCGAACGCTGAATGAGTTAGAGCCGAACGACGAGATGTTGCTGTCGGATTCAGCGTAGTCCCCGCTGCCGTCAAGCACGAGTCGCCCGTCAACGATAGCAGCGTTGCCCTTCAAGGATAGATCGACGCTTCCCGCCAGATCGGTGAGAAACGTGCTACCATACCAACGATGTCGGCGGGTCGCCATGCCGGGTCTCCTTACAGCTTCTTCAGCTTCCGAGCGACCTGCACTTCACGTTTGGTCTTCTCGGCTTCCTTTTCGATCCTGTCGAGTGCCTTCTTCGCACGCTTCAACCGCTTCTCATCACCTTGAATCTCGTTCGCAGCGATCAGGGCATGGGCGTCGCTCTCCGCTTGGAAGTCACGGTCCTCGGCCGTCGTCAATCGATTTGCCATCGCGGACCTTTCACCAGAGTCTTCGATCCAATGTGAAGTATACCATATGGGACGGCAAAGTCAAGTGAAAAGTTCGCAAAATCTGCGTGTAAAATATGTAAAAGTAGTTTGTGTGCCAGTCGGGGGAGGGCAGATAAAGGACCCTGGGACTCCGGATCGACGCGAGCAAAGGTCGTACCCGGGGACGCGGCGAGCGACGAGCACGAGCACGAGCCACAACGACCCTGGCCCATCTTCGCTCATGCTGCGTAAGCCTAACGCCATCCCTGTGAAAGTGCTCGATATATAGACAACTTTGTAAAAGCACTCGACGCTGTTAGAGTGTTGTTAGGCGTCCCATTGTAAAAAAGTAGCACTACGACTGTAAAAATACCTGTAAAACTGTTTATCGGACGAAGACTAAGTCACTGACAACACATGCTTTATAACACGCCCCCAATAGTACCCTTAGCTCTAGCCACTACACAATATTTTAGCGAATCACCAGTCCAGCATTAGAGTGTCGCGAGGTGTGGTTACTCGCCCTCCGCATCGCTCGTAGCCCCTAACTTTTACACATAAAACAGTCCCCATTGCTTACACGCCTATATCGTACTTTTACACTGCCCAAACATAAACCTAACTCAATTCATTATCCTTGGATGCAACGGCTTAAGCTAAGGGTACTAATGGCAGATCGCTATAAACCCTTAATTCCCAAACACTTGCTCAACGTCCGATATACACTTTTACAAGTATTTTTACAACCCTAGTGAGACTTTTTTTACAGTGACACCTTGACACGGCCGATACACGGTGTACCTTGCATACATCAACCGCCAACGTGGCAATTGTAAAACTGTGAACCTTGCAACTTTTTACACTGGAGTCTCTATCATGCTCTGCGAGTACCGAATCACTGTCGGCACGGGTGAGGATCGACATGGGAATCGGATCAACACCATGGCCCGCAACGTCAACCTAGCGACCGTCCGCAAAGCAGCAGCGGAAGTATTTGGCGGGTACACCGTGTGGCAGACACGGGGCGGATGGATCAACAAAGCGGGCAGACTTGTTGAAGAACCCGGAGTTACGATTGCCGTGATTGTTACCGATCAGCATGCCCCGTATGCCGTTCACCAGTTTGCCCAGCATTGCGGCTACTGGTTCAATCAACAATCCGTCATGCTGGTGCGGCCGGATGGATCGGCCGATTTTATTGAAGTTGAGCATTGGGCCGATGAGCCAAATGCCTAATGGCCGTGCTTGAATCCTCCGGCCTGTGCTCGCTTAGCGGCGGGCACGGGCTTTACGAATCACCATACCCGGAGTGTAGATCATGGGCAAAGGCACGGCAACAATACCCCGGATGGCTTCAGTAGATACGCTAGTCCGTCTGGCCGAAGCCGGGGCTAGTGGTCGATCATGGTATCGCAATGCGGCCGAACAAGTGAAGCTAGCGTCGGCCATGATCGGATGTTCGCCTAAACGTCTGGCCGATCTGCTGGCCCTGTTTTCACCCCGTGTCACTGTCAAGCGGAGTATCCGGTTTGCGATTCGCTATGTGCAGACCGGCCGCTATGCTGATGATGTCATGGGCGGGGTACGGTCAGCCGTTACTTATTATGAAGCGACCGGAGAGATACGCGGGGCAAAGACTGCCCCGTTCGCCAAAGCAATCCTAGGCGACGAATCGGCTATTGTGCTAGACGTTTGGATGGCGAAGGCTTTCGGGGTTCGGCAGAGTGCGTTTAACCGCGTCAGTATCCATGATCGGGCATGCTATCGCATTCGTAAGGCGGCCGATAGGCTCGGATGGACATACGCGGAAACACAAGCGGCGATATGGACTGCGACGGTTCGTAGGGCGGGCCGACAACCGGGCACGTTGCGGCTTGTCCATAGTACCTTGTTCGGCCAGACATTGGAGGCAGCGGCATGAACGGCTTAAATTGCTGGATTGACAAAGCGGGCACGGTGACGGAAGTGTCACAAGGTCGGCACCTGATCGAACAACGGGCCGACGATGTTATCCGCGTGAGCATGTCCGAATCTCGGCGAACGTGGCTTGGCATTGAAACAAGGGGCACGTTGACCGATGACGCCAAGCGGTCGTGTAGGCGAATCGTCCGCGATGCACGAAAAGCGGGCCTAGATATACGGGCGGAAGTCAATGGCCGGTGCATTGAAGTTATGCGGCACGACCGCCCAACCGAATTGAATAGGGTATTAGCATGATTAATCCTAGAGATAATAGCGGCTTTCGCCATGATATGGGATGGCTCATATTCTGGCTTACACTGTGGGTCACGTTGGCCCTGTGGTTTTAACGCCAAGCAACGGAGAATGTACCATGTTGGAACTGGAAAATCGTACCGAAGCGGTACTGGAGGCTGTCGGCGACCGGGGCGAAGTCCTGGCTCTGGCTCATGGGCAAGACAACGACTATAACCTATCGGTGGCGATTGTCCGGGCCGGGGGGCGATTGCGAACGGCAAGAGTTTTTAGTCTGGATCATCCGGCACAATACAGCCGATGGCTCGTCGATGCTGTATAAGCGGCTGATGCTGGTCCGGGCTGGGCTTGGATGGCATGATCGCATGGAAGCCCTGCGGATGGCTTGGGGTGAGTTTAACCGCCAAGCCTCACGTATCGGCTATTGGCCCCCGGCGGAAAAAAAGTAGTGCTGCCCTTGACATCAACCGATTATGTGGTAGGGTTTATTAAACGTCGAACAATGGAGGCTCAAGCAATGCCTACACATCACGCTATCACGACCACAGAGACAAAGCACGGGCCGCCGTGGGGCAAACGGTTGCGAATCCCGCCGGGTACGCGTGTGGTAGTCGAACCGGCCGCTAACCAGCCGCCAGACGGTATGATTCAATGGTGGATGACCGGCTGGTCGGATCGACCGTTGATCGAGGATGAGCACGCCGAACGGTTAATAGGTGGGCAGGGCATAGGCTTTGCCGATAGTGACCTGCAAATCATACAACTGTTCCGCTGCAACTGGTGCGAGTATACCGGCTATGATACCACATCGCAGCCGGTGAACGTGTGCCCGGAGTGTGGCCGGGACGATGCTTTAATGGACCTTTCGTAACGGAGAACCGATCATGTGTGTAGATTGTGAATCGATCCATAGTTGCCCCGCGTGTGGCGGCGAGTGTTTCCCGCTGGGGGCATTGGGCCGGGCCATGCACTTCCGCTGCCGCCAGTGTGGTATGAATAGCATGACCTATGCCGATAATGCCCAGACCGCTTACGGGGTCATGAACTTGGAGGCTGACCACGATGGAGAATATTAAGCGATTCAAGGTTGCAAGTGTGAGCAGCAACGCTAACGGGTTCGGGCTGTTTGGGCATATCCTTATCGCCGAGGATGGCGAAGCATGGGAAGTTGCCCGGGGCCGGAGCAGCGGCAGCCCGTGGGAACAGGGTCAAGTAGTGGAAGTACCTTACGTCTTAGACCACTATGATAAAACTGACCACGATCCGTGGACGAACAAGCCCCGATATGTGCCGGGCGGACCACAGTGGCATAGGCTTAGCTGTGAAACTCCCCGGCGACTGCCCGCTGCCCCGCCTGGCGTTGTAGCCGAAGTGTGGGGCAGAGCGGCCTGACTTTACTGCGTCCCCGGCTGTGCCCTAGCGGGCATGGCCCGGCTTAAACCCCAACCGCCCCGCAGGGGCAAGGAGCTATGACGATGACACGGAAACAGTTTAAGGCAGTCGCTGAAGTGTGCCGCGTTCACCTGAATCGGGCACGTAACGCCGATGCGAACCCCGGCCCCAGTGGCGGCCGTGGCCAGACCGACGCGGTGCTGGGCATGATTGAGGACCTGGCTGCCGTGTATGCACGGGAGAACCCTAATTTTGACCATGACCGATTTTACGCCGCCTGTGGCTGCAACGAAGACGGCTAACGGAGGCCAGACGAAGGACGCCGACGCCCTGGTTGGCTGGTTACAACGATGGAAGGAAACACGATGATGAGGTTGTTTAAACGTCGCCGCTGGATGTTCTGGCTCGGTGCCGGGGACTGGATGGCCAAGGTAGCCGGATTGCTCCTTCGGAAGTATCGCATCAGCCCCGGCTATATCCGGCCGACCGACCTGTGGGTACGGCTGTGGCTGGACAAGTGGACGCCCGAAGCTGCCGCTGCCGAAATTGCGGAAAAGTTTTCCCGGAAGTGACTTGACAACCGCGTCTCATGGTGTAAGATACCTTGAGCAATGGAGGCCCAGAGTGGCCATGTCCGTGCGGCGGCACGTTGGTCGCCGATTGATCCGAACCCCCAACAGGGCATCATGCCCAAGGAGATGAGCCAATGTTTGGCAACCATGCAGCCGCTATTGCGGCCCAGACTATCCGAAAAGCCGGTGCTCGCGAAGTGAGAAAGCGGCAGGCAGCCGAAGCCGAACAGCCCTCCAAGCCTTATGGTGAGGAAGTGGACGAGTGGCTGGAGAAGGAGGAAGCTGTTTTAGACGTCGCCGTTGGGAAGTAACGGTGGCGAAGGCCGGGCATCAGGGTCCTTGATCCTGGTGCCCGAGCTTCGAGACCATTAAACCCTTGCAAGGCTTAATCTGTGGACTTCGACGACTTGCAAATCCGCCGGGACTTGGAGCACGCTGAAACAGCGGCGGCTGACTTGATTGACGAGGACCCGGAGCACACTATCGAGTTTATGGTGCGGCAGATCGAGCACATCATGGCTCGGTCAGCGGAAATAAATCACCCGGACGTAGACCTGATAGCTCACTGCCTGTGGATGGGCTGGGAAAAAGCCCTTCGCACTTGGAAGGATCGCCAAGATGACCCTGGATCGAACGAACCCGCCGACCCGAAAGACTATGGAGCCTGACTATATGGTCGAGCTTGAGAAGCGAGGCGGCCGGGTGTTTCGCACCGACGAGGGAACATGGTATGCTCGTTTAAACGCTAATCAGGCTCGGGGCCAGACCGCCGCCGAAGCAGCTAAGAAGATTTTCACAGAGAAGAATTAACAGGAGAAGAAATCCGATGATTCTGACAACCCACGCACTCTACGATTGCCCCGTCGATGACCAAGGGTGGCGGACTTTGCCAAACGGCAACCGCGTCCGGATCGGCAAAGGGGTGGAGCTTGGCCGCGTCGTGAAGCTCGGTCATGGGGTGGAGCTTGGCGACGGGGTGAAGCTTGGCCGCGACGTGGAGC